AACAGCTAATCAAGTATTACAAGGCCCTTAATAAGAAATTACGAAAGGAGAAAGGTTTATGAGTTATGTATTACGAGATTATCAACAGAAAGCCTCTGATGCTGCCGTTTCTTTCTTTAATAACAAGGCGAAGAAAACAAATGCCATTATGGTGTTACCTACGGGCAGCGGAAAGTCGCTTATCATAGCGGATATAGCCGCAAGGCTTGACGGTCATACCTTGGTGTTCCAGCCCTCGAAGGAAATACTCGAACAGAATTTCAAGAAACTCTGTTCATACGGTATTCTTGATTGCAGTATCTATTCAGCTTCTTTCAACTCAAAGGAGATAAGCCGGATAACATTTGCCACCATCGGCAGTGTGAAGAATCATCCCGAACTGTTTACCCACTTCAAGAACATCATTGTGGATGAATGTCATCTTGTA